GAAAATGGAGGCTGGCGGCGCAGTATCAGCCGAAATGCAGCCAAGAAAGCGTAAGGTTAATAATCAGCCAAAAGACGGCATGATCGCAAGAGGGTGTGGCTCTGTGATGGAACGTCGAAGAAAGGCGACAAAATTGAGATAATCCATGTCTTCGTCTTATACGTTTTTCTTGATGACGTTAAGGTGAAGGGCGAACCGCTCAAATTTAGAAGCGTGGATGATTGTGTATATTTTGCTAAAAGGCTTCATGGGCAAGGAAACCTTATAACGGCTTATTGTCTACCAGCTACGGTAGACAAAAACGTAAAGGTGTACTGATGGATCCAGTATCAGCAATGGCTACTGCTTCAGCGGCCTTCGGCGCTCTTAAAAAAGGCTTTGCTATAGGTCGAGATATTGAATCTATGGCAAGCGATTTATCTCGATGGATGGGTGCGCTTTCTGACTTAGATCAGATGGAAAAAGAAGCTAAGAATCCCCCCATTTTTAAAAAGCTTTTCTCTGGTCAAAGTGTTGAGCAGGAAGCGATCACCACATTCGCCAACAAACAAAAGGCTCAACAGCAGCGATACGAGCTACAGCAGTGGATTTCCCTAACCATGGGCAAGTCAAAATGGGACTCACTCGTGGCAATGGAAGGTCAAATAAGAAAAAGGCGTAAAGAAACATTGTATCGCCAACGTGAGCGCAGACGGAAGTTTGTTGAGATCGTAGCATGGATACTTGTGGTTTGTGTTGGTATGGCAGCTTTAACAGCCTTTATATTATTGTTAAAAGCAAACTCCGCCAGTGCTGATCAAATGGTTACTTGTCGCAAGGTAAAGTGTGAGAAGCTGACTAATAGAGAATTAGTTTGTATATTCAAAGGAGCTAACAATACTATTGAATCTCAGTTCTTTGAGTATTTAGAATTTGTCCCAAGCGAATATCAATGCAAATATGATCCAAATGCTAAGAAGAATATGACTATTCAGGAAACTCTTAAAGAGATACGAGAGTCGAGGGATTAAATGGCAGTTAGAAAGACAAAAAGTGGTCTTGCGCTTAAAAGATGGTTCAAAGAAGACTGGAAGGACGTTAAAACAGGCAAGGCGTGTGGGCGTAGCAAAGGTGAGAAACGGGGGACTCCATATTGTCGCCCCAGTAAAAGGGTGTCCTCTAAGACTCCAAAAACAACTTCCGAACTTACAAAGTCGGAAAAAAAGTCTCGCATAGCCCAGAAAAAACGCATTGGTCAGCCTGCTGGCAAGCCACGCAGGGTGAAGGCTGTTCGACGTAAGAAGAAATGAATGACTTTATTCGTCGTTGGATTATGGAAGATTTATCGCCTGTAAATCCTGACTCTGGATTTGCGCTTTGTCCTTATGCAAAAAAAGCATGGTTGGATGAGCGTGTGAAAGTTGTCGTGTGTGATGGCGATTTATGGGATAGAGTCGCTGATGAGTGTGTAAATTTTGACTCTAACAATGCGCTAACTGTTTGTATTGATGAGGATCCAGATAGATCATACGATGAGTTAGAAGCAGCCTGCATGGCTATGAATAGTTACTTTTCTGTCACTAAGCAGGATTTATGGGTATTAGTTTTTGAGGCAGAAGTGGCCATAATATTTATTCAGAAACTTTCAGAATTGGACGATGCTAGTCAAAAGCTAGAAAAAGTGGGATACTATGAACAATACGATCCTGAAGACTACATCAAACTTATCTTAGCAAGACGAGAAAGAAGGTTGAACAATGGCTAAAAAAGTTAAAAAGATGATGGGCGGCGGCGCTGCTAAAAAGGCCAAAAAGATGATGGGTGGCGGAGCCGCCAAAAAGGCCAAAAAGATGATGGGCGGTGGCGCTGCCAAAAAAGTTTCTCCCAGAAAAGCAATGGCTATGGGTATGATGGGAGGCGGTGCCGCTAAAAAAGCAACTCGCATGAAGGGTGGTGGTGCAGCTAAAAAGGCCGCACGTCGTCGTATGCGTGGTGGCGGCAAGGTTAAAAAATAATGACAACTTCTGGTTCAACGAACTTTGAGCTTGATGTAAGTGATTACATCGAAGAAGCCTTTGAGCGCTGTGGTTTGGAGGTTCGCACTGGTTATGATCTGAAAACTGCTAAAAGATCGTTGAACCTTTTGTTTGCTGATTGGGCAAATCGTGGTTTAAATCAATGGACAATAGCACAAAGAACTCAAACAGTTACTGGTTCAGATGGTGATTACAATCTTGGCACTGATGTAATAGACGTTTTGTCTATGGTTGTTCGTCGTAGCGGCACTGACTTTGCCATGAGCAGAATTAGTAGAGATGAATATCTTAGCATCCCGAACAAATCTACTACTGGGCGTCCAACGCAATTTTTCATTGATCGTCAGATAACTCCTGCAATAAAGATATGGCCATTGCCAGAAAACTCTACAGATGTTTTGCACTTTGACTGCCTTACACGCATTGAAGACGCTGATACTTTTACAAACACGATAGAGGTTCCTTTCAGGTTTTATCCTTGCTTGGCAGCAGGTCTCGCTTACTACATAGCGATTAAGAAAGCTCCTGATAGAATTCAACTTCTGAAGTCTATATATGATGAAGAGTTTGATCGCGCTCAAGCAGAGGATCGTGATAGAGCTTCGTTTACTGTCGCGCCTAGCCTGCAATATTACAGGGTAAGTTGATGGGTCGTTTTGCTTCTGGCAAATATTCGTATGGAATATCTGATAGATCAGGATTTCGTTATCGTTTGCGAGATATGCGGCGTGAATGGAATGGGCTTTTGGTCGGCCCCGATGAATATGAACCAAAACATCCACAGCTAACTCCGCCTAGAAACGTTGTTGATCCAGAGGCATTGCGTAATCCACGTCCAGATACGCAAAATATTATTTCCGTTACAGTAAAATTTCCGACCTTTAATTTGGCGACAGTTGAGTATATTCCAGTTCCAGAAATGCGGGCTTTGGTGGGTTCTGTGTCCGTATCTGGGGCGGTGCCGACTTCTGATGTAACTGTTAACCCAACCAGCGTAACCGCACAGTTCGCTCTTGGTGGAATTAGCGTTATTATTTCCGGAGCTGCGGCTAGGTTTGATTCGACAGATGTCACACTTGACACGAGCAATAAAACTTTTGACGAGGGTTAAATGGCAAAGCAAACAGTAGGGATAGGGTCGAGCGCTAATGATGGCACTGGGGACACTCTCCGTGCTGGCGCGGACAAGATAAACGATAATTTCAATGAAATTTATGCTGCGTTAGGAAACAGTTCTAACGTATTGACGGACATCATAGATGCCAATGGTCTTTTGGATGTTAGCTCTGGAGCAAACAAGATTGTTTTCTACTATGCAGCTTTGAGTGATTTACCCAGTGCATCAACCTACCATGGCGCTATTGCTCATGTTCATGCGCTCGGAGGAATGTATTTTGCTCACGGCGGAGCTTGGTTACGCTTGAATGACGAAACAACGGGGCCTGTAACTAAATACACCGCCGGTACTAGCGGGAGTTCGGCTTACACATTCACTGGTCCGGGCGCTACTTCAGGTAACAATCCAAATTTCACCTTCTATAAGGGTCACACTTACCTGATTGACAACACTGCCAACGTGAGTAGCCACCCTTTGCAGATTAGAACGTCTAATGGTGGATCTGCTTTTACAACAGGCGTAACAGAGAATTACAACTCCACTACTGGCTTAACGCAGTTTATCGTTCCGCATGAGCCAAGCGACACATCTCTTGTTTATCAATGCACCAACCACTCTTCAATGGTTGGTAATATCACTATAGTGTAGGGGCGTGACGATATGAGCTACGCATCACAGGAGTAGAAAATGGCTTTTTCAGGCAATTATGTATGCACCTCATTTAAAGAGGAGATACTTGAGGGGGTCCATGATTTTACGAGCCACACATTTAAGTTGGCTTTGTATACGAGTAGCGCGACTATAGACGCGACTACAACAGCCTACTCAACGACTAACGAGGTTAGCGGAACTGGATATTCTGCGGGTGGTGCAACTTTGACGGCGACTAATCCAACTACAAGTGGAACAACGGCGTTTGTTGATTTTGCAGATGTTGCGTTTTCTAATTCAACGATTACCGCTAGGGGTTGTTTAATATACAACAGCAGCGCGTCTAATAAAGCTGTCGCGGTTTTTGATTTTGGCTCTGACCAAGCGTCATCTTCCTCTACGTTTACAATCCAGTTTCCGACAGCAGACGCATCAAATGCTATTGTTAGGATTACTTAATGGCTTTCACATATGCACAATTAAAAACAGCGATACAGGATTACACGGATAACGCTGAAACGTCTTTTGTGACGAACCTGCCTGTGTTCATTCGCGCTGCCGAAGATCGCATATTCAAGTTAGCAGATCTTGAGGTGTTTCGTAAAAACGCCACAAGCACACTCACGCAAAATGATCCGTTCCTATCAGTCCCAACAGACTACTTATCGTCATTTTCATTTTCTTTAACAAACAGTTCCAGTAAAGAGTTTTTGTTGCAGAAAGACGTAAACTTCTTGCAGCAGTACAATCCTAA